ATCCTCTAATGGCTTGTACTGCCTGGCACTAGAATCAGTTAAGACAACATTTCTATGCTTGCCGCCTATATTCTCCAAGTAAGATTTTAATTCAATAGCATTCATGCCCATTGACTCTCTAGTCTCATCTACACTATCCTTTAAGAACTTATACTTGGTCTTGAAGATGTCCCATATTATTTTAAAATGAGATGCAGAGGTCTTAATGGTTGGTTCATTCCACCACTGGCACCTTACTACATCCATGAGATCATACAGGTCTGTTGACATATCTTGGAACACTGAAATAGTTGTTTTTGACCTACGGGTTAATTCTGTTGGTAGTAGACTCATTGTGCCTTGTAAGGAACTGATCCTGGCCAACATCTTGTCATATTGGGGTTTCAAGGGAAACATTGATGCCAATTTATCTTCGTCTAGGTGCGATGGTATTAACTTGCCTCGGTTAACCATGCAATAGTATAAACTTCTTTTCTTTGCAACTTCATCTGGCTTCCTCATGAGCCAGTCTATGAAGCAGGGCCTTGAGAGCATGTAGACAGATGCAACCATCATCCTTATTGTTGGTTGGTAGGAACTTAAAGATGATTTAACCCCGGGAGTATACATCTTAAGGAGAATGGATACCCTGTCATCATTCCATGTGTAGTTCCTACTAAATATCAGTTCAGGAGATTTATTCACTTTTTCAATGGCCTCCTCTAAGGTGCCCAGATTCAACTTCTCAAGAATCGCATTCCAAATAGTTAATTTCCCAAACCCTATACTTGTCCCCTTTATGGCACTCATTAAAGTTGTTCTCTCCAATACATATGGGTTGATTGGAACACCAGTTGTTGACTTCATCATGCCACCAGCAATCCCATTATAATTGGTTAGTCTCAAAAGGCTGTACACAGAAAAATCATAGCCAAAGAACCCACATGATATGTCCATGTCTAGGGGAAAAAAACCTATAGAAGGGTCAGGCGTTGTGATTAATCTAGCAAAGAAGGGTTTTGATAACACGTGTGTGTCATATCCTATTAACTTGTAGTGCAGCCATGCTTGACACAGCTGTACCAAAGCACAGCAATAAGTGCTGGCACCACCTTCTAGACAGGCAGTAATCGATTGGTTGAATATCTGGTACCTTGTCGTGAAATTTTCGACCACACTAGTCTCTAGACAAGCACTTACCCATCTCACAGTCGGCCTCACCAACTTTGTTCTCATGTACCACTCAGAATTATACTCAACTAAATCCAGCGTGCACTCTGCTGTCTTATCAAAGGAGGGCATTATTGATACCAGCTTGGACATTTCATCTTTCAACCTATGGTAATAATGAACAAGCTTCACAACTTTAGGTAGAATAGAGCTCTCCATACCTATGAGTATTGCAGAGTCATCTGATCCTTGCATTACTGTGACAATTAGGTTTACCTTCATTTCTTCAGAGCTGTGTAAGAGTATGATCCTCCTGAAGACCTCCTGGAACATGGTATGAAAGAGAGATGAGACATAATGTAGTATGCCTTGCATCATGCCTGAAACTATGATCATTATAGGGTTGCACTTGTCTTCAAACAGTTCTGAGCCCTCATAAAAATCGTCTCGAGATCTTAGCCAATATTCATCTGATTTCTTCACACTCTTGTTCTTTAAGAATGACAAGAATAGCTCTTGAGGTAGACAAATCTTCTTGTAAGTCCACAATCTCAAGACACGAAATATGAAATTATGAAACATCTCATGTACCAAGCCAAACATCATTTGACAGAATTTTGAAGCTAAGTGATACTGGGACCACTTAGATGCATCCCCAGACTTGTTTAGAGAGCATGAGTCTTTAAATGTATTTGATGCCTTGATGTAGTGACCCACAATCAACTTGTGTTTATTTTTTGGGTGTGTAATTGTCTCGCTAGGCAACTTCAGACACAGCATCCTAGCAATCTTCTCCAGGAAATACTGTACTATTCTGCACATTATCTCAATAACAAAGATTTCTCTATCCCCCCCATGTTGTGATTTAGCAAAGAGATCAACAGTAAACCCTTCCCTAGCTTCCAATTCCTCCAGACAGAATGGTACTAAGTCAAACACATTTATTAACAGACCTTTTTTCTCCTGGTATAGATCGCAGAGATCTGTCAGAGATTCAATAACTTTTGGTCTCCTTTTAAATAGTCTTGCATTTTTCAACTTAGCTTCCTTAGAGACATTTGTGCTGTTGTCAGATGTGAATTTCTCCAGTATATCTTCCATAGACTCTACACTAGACATGTCTCTGGCTGATGCTTTTAAGGTGGCTAGAGAACGAAAATCCTCTCTAGAGAAGGCTTTCAGAACTTCATCCTTAAACTGGGTATGAAAAAGAGACCCATATTTTTCCTCCAGAATCCCCTTGAAATGACTTATGAAGAAATTATTCACGG